GATTTTCTCCTGCAGTGATATTGGGTATTTAATTCTATGCTACACATAGTTGATACTCTTGAACGAATACAATGTATAATCGAGTTTGGGAGTTTCGACTCCCTCTTTCGATTGATACAATTCGTATCTTGAGATTAGCTTAAGTATATAATTACTTAACCTATTTGATGTTTCTTTGGCCGGAAACATTGAATATTTCTAAGAATCGAGAGATTCTGAAAATTTCGCCAACCCCTGTCCCAAGCACTAGGGACAAACACGCACTTTTAGTGCAACACGAATAAACGTGTATAAACAATTCGTCCTCTAACTATAGAGCATTACGCTTCGAGCGTAACGTAGATTGGATGTGAGGTAGTTCAGCACTACCAAGATTTTGCTGAAAACCACGGTTTATAGTTTACCACCAGTGCCTTGCGGTGGTTAACACTTCTTCGGAAGTAACCAACAGTCTTTTGACTTTAAACTTAACGAGATAGCTCTACGTGATTGTGAACGAATGAGCAGCAGGATTGGCTTTAAATCCTATCTTCTAGACGGAAGTACCGGAATTAGATAGTACCAGCATACGTGCTGTTGACGCTTTTTGCTAGTTTGTGTATATATAAAGAACTGGCCACTGTACCACACCCGGGACGAAACACTTCGGTAGATTAGTCACGGGGAACCATAGGGTCATGGACTTGGTTGCTTTGAAAGAGCTTGCTCTTAGGCACAAGTTACACGCTTGGCATTTATGCCTCGTTAAAACGTGTCCCGCTTGTTGAACTTAAAAACAAACACCTGTTTGTTTTGAGTTCGCAATGGTTCATCGGTTTTTAAATAAAAAGATGAACAGCGAACTTCAGAACGACACCCTTGCCGCCAAATTGGCTGCACGCAACAAGTACCACAAGCGCATTCGCGCTATGCGTACTGAACGGCACAAGAACGTATTACGTGCCAAAACTGAACGTACAGTGAAGAAGATCACTGCTATCCAGATGAGAAGTCATTCTGGATACCAAAAGCTTCTTTCCGAGGGCTATTGCCATTTGGCTAAAACTTGGAAAAATTTGTGTTTGCAGACTCAGGATTCTGCAACACAGCTCGTCTTGAATTGGGGAGAGAACTTAATTCTCCTTTTCTTGGCACTCAAAGATTGCAAATCGACTACGCAATTTGTTGCTATTGTAACAATGTTTGCGAAGTTGTATTGCAAAGAAGAATCGCTTATTGCGCAAGTCATTGACACTATTTGTGACGAAGACTTTGGTCAAATCAATTGGACTTCACAGTCCGGTGTGTTCGACACAGCGCTTAAGTCTTGGGAGACATTGAAAAACTCCCCTGTTGTTGACAAAGTTTATAAACTTTTAACAACACTTCTTGCTCTTGGATTTTTGTCAGAATCGAAGACCTTGTCATGGTCTTGCTCTGGCATGCAGATGTTCCATTTGCAAGCGTCTAAAGGACGTAAAACTTGCACCGACCTTCTTGAGGTTATTGTCTCTACTATGAAATTTTTCGTTGAGAGAGGCTATCGGTGCTTTGAGACGGGATCTTTAGATCCTTTCTTTTTCGAAGACGATGCAGCTTGGGAATTTCAAGAAAGATACAATCGCATTATCACTAACTTTGACTACGTAAAAATAGGTAGCTGGAAGGGAATCAACGATGATTGCCCATGGGCCAGCGAAGCTGATTTTGAGCGTGAACTTTTGAAGGTGATCGACGATTGCAAAGTGATTACAAAATCTTCTACCGGTCACGACCGGCAGATTATGGGTCGCTGTCTTGAGAAATTACTGAAATTGCACACGGACTTCCAACTGGTGAGAACTAGTGGAGGTCTGCGCGAGGCTCCTTTTTCTTTTTTGATTTATGGAGCTTCAGGCATTGGTAAAAGTACGATTGTGAACAATTTGATCACTTTTGCACTTCAAGCCATTGCGCGTGAAGAAGGAGTAACTGATTATGAAGTTGACCCAAATTCTATTTGCACACTGAATGAGATGGACAAGTACCATTCGGACTATAAGTCTCATATTCAAGCGGTGTTAATGGATGATCTTGCCAATGCGAAAGCTAAAACAACGCAAGTGAATCCTTCTGTGAATATAATCAATTTCATCAACAATGTTGCTCGGACTGCCATTGTTGCAGAAGCAGAACTTAAAGGTAAAATACAAATTAAACCAAAAGTTGTTGCTGCGACAACAAACGTTTACGATCTTGACGCTTCCACTTATTCAAATGAACCTGTTTCGATTTTGCGTCGATTTCCTATTCATTTACGTGCTACTGTTAAAGAAGAATACAGAAAGCCCGGTTCCTTATTTATTGATGGAGCAAAACTTGCAAAGGATGCCCAAAACGGGAATTTATTCCCTGATGCATGGATATTCTCTGCTTATGAGTTTATTGATCCAAGAGATGAGACCGGAACGGGCAAAGCATTTATGGAAAGAGCATTGTACTATGAAACACGCGAAGGAGATGAAGTGATAAGAAAAGAAGCCGTAGATATTTCTGTGGCAGAGGTTTTGGAACTTCTGCGTCAACACATAAAGAAACATGTGTTTATACAGAAATCTGTGGTTTCTTCGTCAAAGAAAATCTTTAAGCAGTGTTTGTGCACTCATGGGATGATGGAACGTTATTGTCAAACATGCACACCAGTCGAAACTATGAATTCCGAATCAGGACTGACAGGACTTTATCAAGAGTATTGTCAACATAACAGATTTTTCCAATGGGAGAATTATGTTCCTGAAGCTGAATTTTGTACGAGTCGATTTCAATGGTTTTGCACCTTTGTCAAGTCTCACGAATTCTTTAAGAAGATGATGCAGTTTTCTGCTATCTCTTGTATGGTGCAAATGCTTTGCTTTCCAACCATGTTCTTCAGTGTTCTGGGGATGCATGTTGTCGGCATGGCTGCGGCCGTGCGAGCGAGGAAAGATTACTTGGTCCAAAAGATGATTGAAGGGCGTGAATTGATGCCCGACATCTTCAAGAGGATACGTGACATGGAAATCTCCCGTGGCAGAGCTTTGTTTTACTTTGCTTCTGCTATTTTGGCTATTTATGCCGCTTACCAACTTTACAAACGTTTTAACAAAACGCAGATGGTTGGGCAAGGAAACGGCATGAGTGTTCACATGGAACAAGACAATGTTTGGTTGACTCCTGAAATTGCGCCATTACCGACAACTCTAAAAAATGTTGGAAGAGAAGATCTTGAAAAAGCGGTCATTAAACAACTCGTGAGAGTGGAAACTGATAAAACTTTTTTCAATGGTTTATTTCTTCGTTCAAACATTCTTGCCATACCAGGGCATGAAATTCCCACAGAAAATACGAAAATTACTGTGCGTCGAGACGCACCGGAAATCGTATGTGGTGCAAATTTCACTTGTCTATTAGGACCCAAAGATTGTATCTTGGTTCCGGGATCAGACATAGCACTAGCGTACGTGGCGAGAAGTGGAGACAAAAAAGATTTGATTCCTTTTTTTGCCTGAAAAGGTAATTTCTCAAAAGTTGATTACGACAATGTTGTATCGTCGTGATAACGGCGAGCTATTGCGTGATCGCACGCGTGTGAAGAAGTACAGTTTGATTCAAACTGACAAAGTGCAATTTCAAGGTGCAATAGTCAATTATTCTAACAGTACTTTTCCAGGGCAGTGCATGGGAGTGCATCTTCATGATGCCCCCAATTCACGCATTGTGGGATTTCACGCTGCAGGAAAAGAAGACTCTACAGAAGGAGTTGTTGTGTCTCCTGCCATTGAAAAAGCTATCGATGAACTCAAATTGAGGGATACGGTTGCTTTAACAATGAATACAGGAGACATGATAACTCAATCTTACGGGATTGATTTTACTCCTTCTCCTGTCATTGAGACAAAGTCTCCAACTAAATTTCAAACATTGGCTCAATTTGAACACTATGGCACAATGCCAAGTGGGAAAGTGAGACCAAAGTCTGGAGTTGTTGTGTCTCCTGCTTCGGCGACTGTTGAAGCAGTAACTGGAGTGCCTAATCAATTTGGCAAACCCGCGAATTGTCGGAAACCTGATGATCCAGGGAACCAAGTACCATCTTGGGCCCCATATCAGAAGTATCTTTCTGGAGCGGGGAATGCTTATCAGGAATTTCCTTCTGATGTTATGGAGTGGGCACTACAAGACATGCTTCACGAAATGGACGAACTGTGTAGTTCCAACTTAGGGAAGGAACTTTTGTCACGTGTGAAAGTGCTAGATGATGTCGAAACTGTTTCAGGGATCGATGGTATGCCCTTTGTGGACGCCATGAAACCAAAAACATCCATGGGATGGCCCGTCAATAAATCAAAGAAGGGCTTTATAGTGGATTTAGAGGATGATCTTGACTGGACTGCAGTTAGGTATCCTCATGTCTCTTGCCCTCGAATTTTGGATGAAGAAACAATGAATCTTGCTTCAAGAGCGAGAGAGTGTTGGCGTCGTGATGAGCGATCATATGAAGTTTTCAAAACTTGTACAAAGGACGAACCGACAAAGATTTCTAAGGACAAGGTGAGATGCTTTCAAGCAGCTCCAGTTTCCTTACAGATCAATATTCGGAAGTATTATTTGACACTTTGTCATTTCCTTTCAATGAGTTCACTTAAGAGCGAGTGCGCTGTGGGTGTAAATGCTCAGGGTAAAGGATGGCATGAGTTGAATGAACACATGACGAAATTTGGAACGGATCGTATTGTTGCAGGCGATTTTTCTGCATACGACCAACACATGTCAGCACGTGTAATCTTGCTAGCATTCAAAATCTTTGAACACATCGCACGAAAGGCCGGTTACTCAGATGATGACCTTAAAATGATGCGAGGATGTGCCACAGAAGTTGTGTATCCAGTGATGAGTTTAAATGGAGAGTTGATCCAACTTTTTGGATCCAATCCATCTGGACAAAATCTTACTGTGTACATTAATTCTTTGGTGAATTCTCTTTATCATCGTTGTGCATTCAAAATGATTTACCCCAACTACAAGGGGAAGTTTTCTGACGTTGTCGCAATGATGACTTATGGAGACGATGTCAAAATGAGTGTCAAAAAGGGTTTTGATGAGTACAATCACACCAACATTCAGAAGATGTTTGAAAGTTTTGGAATCAAATACACCATGGCCGAAAAAGAGGCTGAATCTGTACCTTTCATTTCACATGAGGAAGCAGACTTCCTGAAACGGAAATCCCGTTGGGAGCCACGTTATGGATACGTGGAAGAAGATGGGACAGTTCACAAAGGAATGTGGATTGCAATGCTTGATGAGGCGTCATGCTTCAAGAGTTTACATTGCAATCTTGCTTCTTATGAACAAACCCAAGAGGAAGTTGCTATTCAGTGCATTGAAGGTCAATGTAGAGAATGGTGGTTCTATGGCAAAGAGCATTTCGAATTCCGGCATAATCAAATGAAGGAAGTTGTGCGACGCCTTGGTTGGGACGCTTTCATGTCTGAAACTTTTTGGTTAGGCTATGATGCTAGGGAAGCATGCTGGCTTGACCGCAATGGGGTCGAACTTATGGGATAAGTTCGCTACGTCCTGGGACGACATTAAACTCACCCCGTGTACAGGGATTACGCGTAGCTACGAGCAATTTCCACCCACTGTTATGTATACCAAGGGGGCTTCTAGAGTAGTTTTTAGGTTCTACTCTTAATTGGACCATGCAGGAGGGATTTCAAAACCCTGAGTCGGATACTGTCTTAACGAGACGCAGTATACCGGACTATAAACCATAGACGATCGTTACGAGAACAAGTTTTATTACCTCGAAGGTTACTGGAGCCTATCGTCCAGTGTCGAGAAAATCTCTTTTTACTTCCACAATTCGCAATATGGCAAGAAAAAGAGTTCATTACAAAACGTTTGCATATGATGATGAAACAGGGGCTTTGCTCTACAAGATTCATTGTATTGCTCACAATGCTTTAGTTGAAGATGGCGATTTATCTTCTGCATTGATGAATGTCATGCATAAGGTGAGGGTTTTATCGCGACTACGGCAAAGTAATGATTACGTGCTGTTCACTAGTGAGGAGACGGATAGCGAGTCCGACTCATATGTTTCACAAAGTGGCAAGCTTTCTGAACCTAGAAGTCCTTCGAAGAAGAGACGTGACAGGAAACGAAAGGCAGCGCAACTCCAGAAGGCACGAGAACAATCGTTGTTTAACGACTATGATTTTGTTCCCGAATACCAGATGACATATGAATACATTGTAGCTTCCGAACAGGAGCAAACTTACATGGATTCACAGTCTGGTAGCCTTCCAGCGGGGCAGGATGCAAATCCGGACATTCAAACGTCAGAACAAGAGGATCAGGGGGCAATTACCACCGGATTCAATACAGACGTACCTGGAAACATGTTCGCATCAAAGACTGCAACTGATCCATTGAGGATGGATGGTTATGTAGAAAATTTCGATTTATCAACTTTCTTACAACGACCATTACAAATTTATTCAGTGGATTGGAATGTGGCGGACTTTCTTCGGGAAACTTTTCGTCCTTGGACTTTGTACCTATCACATCCCGCTATTGTTCGTAAATTGGATAATTATCTTTACATTCGAGGAACATTGAAAATCACATTAATGCTTAACGGCACCCAATACCATTATGGTAAAGGAATTTTGTCTTACAATCCCTTGATTTCGGGTAATCAACCATTGCGAACACCTGGATCTGCTCCGGTAATTGACAATGTTACATATTCCCAGAGACCTCATATTCTTTTTGACCCTTCCGACAGTGTTGGAGGGGAAATGGAATTACCATTTGTTTATGACCAAACATGGTTAGAATTGACAGATGGTTTCAAGGTTGATGATATGGGAGAATTGACATTGAGCAGTTTCGGACGCCTTGGCATGGCCAGTGGCGAAACAGATTCAGTTAGGATTACAGTGTTTGCTCATTTCAAACCGGATGTGGTTCTAAGTGGTTCTACCACTCAATTAGTTTCACAATCTGGTAAGAAGGATGAGTATGGAGATGGAATCATATCCAAGCCGGCAACTTCTATTGCTCGCTGGGCAGGTTATCTCACTACTGTACCTGAGATCGCTCCGTTTGCTTTAGCCACGCAAATGGGAGCGAACGCGATCGGAGGGATCGCGAAATTATTTGGATATAGTCGTCCTGTGAATGTTGAACCTGTGCGTAAGTACAGACCCACATTCGTTGGCAATATTGCTAATTCCTCGATTGAGGAAGCGGTTGATAAGTTATCTTTTGATCCGAAGCAAGAAACGACAATTGATCCAAGAATCACAGGCTATGGGTCTGGAGGTGATGATCTAACGATTAATTCGATAGCATCACGTTACTCATATTTGACTTCCACCGCTTGGTCTACTTCTGAGTCACAAGGTACACACTTAGCTAGTCTAAGGGTGTCACCGGCGTTATTTGGAAAGCAGACTATTGCTGCAGAAGAACAAATGGTTATGACACCTATGTGCTTTGCTGCCCAACCTTTTAAATATTGGAGAGGTAGCATTAAAGTGCGTGTTCAAGTTGTTTGTTCCAAATTTCACAAGGGTAGATTACGTTTGGTTTACGATCCGAAAGGATTAACCAACGCTACACTTGATTGGATAGGTGGTTATCATGAAGTGATGGACATCTCGGAAAAGACTGATATGGAATTTACAATCAATTGGAATCAACCTGTTGCTTATCGTGAAGTACAGAATGTTGTTACTGGCGATACTCTTGCAGCAGAGAATCATACTCCAATAGATGGTTTAGTCCAAACAGCCGAGCCAATCACAAATAGTGAGAAGTTTTCCAATGGAATTTTTGCCATTTTTGTGCAAAATGAATTGGTCAGACCCGACACAGGAGATACCTACACTCCTAGAATTAATATATTTGTTTCTGCTGGAGACGACTTTGAGGTCGCGACGCCAGACACAGTTGGTATGCAAACAATTTCGTACCTGTCTTCACAGTCAGGTGCGATTACTGATGCACAACCAAGCGACAGTGCTCCATTAGGGCACGATATTGATTCTAAAGATGTTGGTGGGCGTATGCAAGACATGCCCGGTAATTCCGTTGTCTATTTTGGAGAGACGTTTCACACTTTCCGAGATATGTTAAAGAGATATTGCCTTTCCGAAACGATTTTGTCGCCAGACACGTCGTCAATTGGTAGGCAATCATCTTTTTGGCTGTGGCGGGTTTACCATAAAGTCTTTCCCCGTTATCGTGGTGGAGGAAATACTATAGAGACTTTTTCTTATGCAAGATTAACTCTTATGAATTATCTCACACCAGCTTTTGTAGCCCGCCGGGGTGGTCTCCGATGGAAGTATGTGTATACATCTTGCAACGGACCCTCCTTTATTCCAGCAGGACGTTTTCAGATGTCTCGCTACGAAGGAGCACCAACCGCAGACGATAACGCGTGCTTCCCAATGGGTAGCACAGGTCAAGGTGGAAATGAAGATTTACAAATTGACCTGGTTACTACTTTCGCTGAAGACACATGGGGTGGTGGGTACACTACTTCGCTGACGGTAAATCCGACGGTTGAAGTTGAGTATCCTTACTACTCCAATCTTCGCTTCAAGAGAGCTAGTAATTTGAGCTATACTACTGGTGATGCATCCGCCGCTCGCGGGACCCTTTTGGTTCCCGGAAACGGCAATTCTGATCCTATTGCAGGCTCACATGCTCTCGATATTTTTGTGGCAGCAGGAGAAGATTTCAACCTTGTTTGGTTTTTATCTTGTCCATATGTTTACGCACAGAAATTTCCGAGACAAACTTTTTGAGAGTAGTGAATAATGTATTCATGGTAGCCCAAACTATTATATGTTGCATTTTGCTTTGATCGAGCATACAGGTTATGCACTCGAGCTATTTACTACGAACTCCTGGTAAGGAGGATAATATATACCGACCAAATCCTATTTCAATCGATAGGTGGGCGGCATGCAACGCATGTTTACCCGACGTACGCAACCTTAGGGATGCGCTTCATTACAATTAATCAAATTTTGTACTTGGTGCGCATTGCGTATGCCAAGGAGTTTTTGAGATTGATGTTATGAAGAGGAACCGTCGAATCTAACGCATTTGGAGTTAGAGAAAGCGCGAGAAGCAGAT